CTAACGTAGGCTTTCAAGCCATACTCCACTCGCCTGAAGTGCTTCAGGCGGAATCATCAAGATAGATATTCAGTATTGCCCTGTTGTGGGTGAGAGCGGCACTGGGCTTCAATCCAGTGCCGCTTAGTTTATACCTCTGCTGGGTATCGCATGAAACAAAAAACAGAAAACATTATTATTCATTGCTCAGACTCGCCAAATGGTCGGGATGTTCGAGCCAGCGATATTCTAGCTTGGCATACTGATCCTAAGCCGAAAGGCCGAGGCTGGCACACGGCAGGCTATCATTATGTGATTTGCATCGATGGCGAAGTTGAGCCTTTGGTGCATCGTAATGATGATGCCTACACCGATGGGTGGGAAATCGCCAATGGCGCACGCGGGCATAATCACAACAGCATCCATATTTGTATGATTGGTGATGATCGCTTCACGCAAAATCAATGGGATGCGCTGCATCAACTGCTTGCCAAGCTTGGTTTGCAATGCCCCGGTGCTACGGTGCATGGTCATCATGAATTCAATCCAGCCAAAACCTGCCCCAATTTCGATGTCGCACAATGGCTCACCGAGCCTGTTCGTATTCAGCAAGCACATCTTTATCCAGGAGGTTCAAAATGATTACAATAATGTCGATTGTTTGGTGGGTATTACTTATCTTATTTGCTGGCTGCTTTGGCTGGTCCTTATGGCAATCGCTTGCAGCATTAAAAGCAAAAGCCGAGGACTATGACTGGATAGGCTATTCCGTGCTTAGTGTTTTATTCTTGTCGAGCGTAGTGCTTGCATGGTTCACTATTCAAGCTCTGAAGGCTGGCTGCTGATATGGGTTTTTTAACAGCCCTTTTGGGAGGTGCTGCTGCGCAACCCATTGAAGCCGTTGGCAATGTGATGGATAAGTTGTTTACATCTGATGATGAGCGATTAAGCCATGAAGAGATTTTGACGCGGCTAGCACAGCGACCAAATCTAGCGCAGGTAGAATTAAACAAGGTCGAAGCAGCCCACCGCTCTGTATTTGTTGCTGGCTGGCGACCGGCCATTGGATGGGTATGCGCATTGGCATTGCTGTATCAATTCGTGATTCAGCCATTATTAAATTACGGGCTGCTGATTTATTCGCCAGCCACGCCACCACCGCCTTCGCTTGATTTTGGCCCACTCATGACGGTCGTGATGGCATTGCTTGGTCTGGGCGGTTTGCGCACTGTGGAAAAATTACAGGGGCGTGCTAAATGAGCATCTATCAGTTTGCATTAAGATCTTTGGGCTTGGGGGCTAGGGATATTGCCCCGCTAAACACCCCTGTCTTTCATGGCAGATCTTATTTCGCTAGTCGAATAAGCTCTGGCACACGCCAAAGAAAATTGCGTAAGAAGGCACGGAGGGTTGGTCATGTCTGATGTCGCAGACCGAGCTGAACGATTTGAGTCACAACAACGTCAGCATGCTATTGATGCTATTCGACATCGAAAGCATGAAACCCCCGAACTAGATGAGCATGGTGAACGCATTTGCAAAAGCTGTGGTGATATCATCAAAAAGATGCGCTTGATGGCTCTGCCTCATGCAGTGCGCTGCGTGCCATGCCAAGAAGAATGTGAGGGGTGTTCTTGATGGATTATAAAGCAGCAAAGTTTTGGTTAGAAGTGGTCATGATGATGGTGAATATCGCTCTTTGGCTATTTGTTTGGAACAGCAATAAAAACAGAGTTACAAGCGAGAAGATCGAGGGGCTTGAGCAGGAAATTGAAAGCAAGTTGGAAGATCACGCAGAAAAACTGGGACGCATGGACGAGCGGTTGAAAGTTTCGATTGGGCATCCTGAATTGAAGTCTGTCTATGATCGCATGAATGGCATGCAAAAAGAACTCAGCGAAATTAATGGAAAAATGCACACCTTGGATTTAATTCATGAGATGTTGTTGAAGGGAGATAAGTAATGGGACTTGCGCAAGTGAAACAAGAAGACCGTCGTTTGCTCATATTAAAAGCTCTGGCAAGTGAGAGTGATTATGCTATTTCAGATATGGTTTTACGTGGTCTTTTAAGTGAATACGGACACAATGAATCTTCCGACACCATTCGGGTAGATATTGCCTGGCTTGAAGAGCAAGGACTGGTGACTTTTGAAAAAGTTAGTGTGACTACTGTAGCAACGATTACTGAGCGTGGGCTTGATGTAGCGAATGGCGCGGCACGTGTGCCTGGCATTCGTCGCCCTCGCCCTGGTGAATAATGGCACCGCGTAGCAAGCTTGAGTCTTTGCCTGATGATTTGCTTGAGCAGCTTGATCAGCGATTGTTGGCATCACACTATCATGATATTGATGGCCATCATAAATGGTTGCTTGCTGAACTTGATAGGCGTGAGATTGAATTACCTGAACCGATTAGCCGCTCGGCGGTTGGACGGTACAGCCGCATGCGTAAGCTGGAGCAACAATCTATCGGCGATAGCGTGCGTCAGATGCGAGCTATTCAACAAGAATTTGGGGATGACCCCACATCGTTCTTGGTCAACGGAAATAACATGGCGCAGATGCTCGCATGGAAACGTGTGCAAGCAGCGATGAATGGTGATGTGGATGTGGATGAGGAGTTTCTGGCTAACATTTCTTTAGCAATGTCGCGCATGGCGAAAACAGCAGTGATCAATGATGATCGTGAACGTGATATCCGCGAAGATGAACGCAAGCTTGCAATGGAAGAAGCTGCTGCAAAAGTGGATGCCATCATTGAATCAAGCACTGGCTCCAACAGCGATACGATTACCAAATTGCGCGAAGCTATTGCAGGTGGCTTGAGTGCCTAATGTTGAAGCGGCTGCAAGCCCAATTCTTCTTAATTATCAGTCCAAGTGGATCTATGATAAAGTTGCAGTAAAGATTATTGAGAAAAGCCGACGCATTGGTTTGTCTTATGCTGAAGCAGCGGATGCAGTGCTTCATGCAGCTGATGATAGCGGCGGCAATGTTTATTATATTGCATTTTCCAAAGATATGACCGAAGGCTTTATTCAGGATTGTGCAACCTGGGCGAAAGCCTACAACATGGCTTGTGGCGAAGTTCAAGAGGAAGTGCTTGTTGATGAAGACAGGGAAATCCTTACATACAAAATCAAGTTTGCTTCAGGTAAAATTATTCAAGCCTTATCATCCAGCCCGCGCAACTTGCGTTCTAAAGGTCGCCCCGGCGACAGGTTGATTATTGATGAGGCCGCGTTTATTGACGAGCTGGAAGAATTGCTCAAAGCAGCTATGGCCATGACCATGTGGGGCGGCTCTGTTCATATTATCAGTACGCACAACGGCGAAGACAACCCGTTTAATCAGCTTATCAATGATGTGCGGGCTGGCCGCTATGATTACTCATTGCATCGGGTGACATTGGATGATGCGTTGAATGACGGTTATTTCAAAAAGATTTGCGAAGTGACTGGCAAAGAATGGTCTGAAGAAGCGGAAGCTGCTTGGCGTGATACGATTGTAAAACGCTATCGTCCAAATGAGAATGAAGAGTTGTTTTGTGTGCCGTCAATGAGCGGCGGCAGCTACATGTCTCGCGCCTTGATTGAATCGTGCATGGTCGAAGCGCCAGTGGTTCGATTTGAGGGTACAGCAAGCTTCAATATTGCTCCAGAACCTGTGCGGCGAGCCGAGATGCAGGATTGGATCAATGATAACATCACACCTTTGTTAGCTCGGCTCGACAAGAATCGTCGACATGTGTTTGGTATGGATTTCGCGCGTTCGGGTGATATGTCCGATATTTCACCGATGGAAATTGGTGCAACGCTGCATAATACAGTTCCGTTCCTTATTGAAATGCACAACGTGCCGCACAAGCAGCAAGAACAAGTTCTTTTTGCAATAGCGGATGGCTTACCTCGCCTCTGTGGCGGAGCAATTGATGCGGGCGGCAATGGATCATATATCGCAGAAGCTGCGACAGATCGTTATGGCAGCCTTATTGATGAAGTTCATTTTACAGAAAATTGGTATAGAGAAAACATGCCGCGCTACAAAGCAAAGTATGAAGACCGTTTAATCAGCATCCCAAAACATGATGATATTCTCGAAGATCATCGTGCCATTCGTATGATCAATGGTGTACCTCGTGTGCCCAAGGGTAAGACGGATAAAAAAGGTGCAAGGCATGGGGATAGTGCAATCGCGATGGTGCTGGCAGATAACAAGACGCTGAATACAGCAGCTCCGATTGAGTATATCACTGATGACACAGAAACATCGGACTTGTCGTTTTTAGGCGAAGCTGAAGGCATCAATCACAATAGTTTTATAGGAGGCGGTTATGGTCGCTAAAATCAATCCAGATTTAACTATGGAATTTGCATCCGATGATCCCAAGGTTGATATTACCAAAGCATTCTTAGGAAATATTCGTTTTAATGAAGACAAGCTTCTTCAGAAGCTGGGCGGCAATCTTGAGATATATGAGGATGTGTACCGTGATGATCGTGTATTGTCCTGCTTGCAACAACGTATCAGTGCAGTGATATCAAAAGATTATGATGTGCGTGCCGGCAGTGATTCCGATTTAGACCAACGCGCAGCCGAAGCAGCTGAAGAGATGATTCGTTCCATACGCTTTGATCGGCTGACAGAAAAATTTTTATTGCAATCGTTGCTGAAAGGCTGGGGTGTTGCTGAAATCATCTGGAGCTTGAAAGGTAATATGGTATGGCCTGCTGCAATCAAAGTTAAAAAGAGCCAACGTTTTACCTTTGCACCACTCTATACAATTAAGCCTGTCAGCAATCAATATGCTGATGTGCGTAAGGCTCTAAGACTTGAAGCTGCTTTACGTTTAAAAACCCGTGCCAAGCCGATGGAGGGTGAGGCTTTATCCGAGCGGAAGTTTATTGTGCACACGATTGGCGCAATGGATGATGACAATCCGTTTGGCACAGGATTAGGCTTTTGGTTATATTGGCCAGTCCGCTTTAAGCGTGAAGGTATGAGCTTGTGGTTGGAGTTTATTGATAAGTTTGGTTCTCCCACCGTCAAAGGCAAATATCCAACATCTGCATCCGAGCTAGAGAAACGCAAGCTTATGGAAGCTTTGCGCGCGCTTCGCTCCAACTCTGTAACGGCTATTCCCGATGGCATGGATGCAGAGTTGATTGCCGCTGCAAAATCTGGCATCAGCACGCATGAACAATTGATTGATCGCATGGATCAAGCCATCACCACCGCCATTTTATCCCAAACCCTAACCACCAGCCAAGGCAATACAGGCAGCCAAGCCTTGGGCAAAGTGCATGAAGGTGTGAAAGATGAAATTGCCAAATCCGATGCAGATATGTTGAGCGACTCATTGAATGAGACACTGATGCTGTGGTTTACAGAATATAATTTCCCTGGTGCAACACCACCGCATGTATGGCGTGATATGTCTGACGTTGAAGATTTGGATGCCAAAGCCGAGCGTGATGAACGCCTTGCCAATGCTTCAGGGCGTACGCTTGATAAGCGTTATACTGAAGAAGAGTATGGCATCAAGCTAAGTGATGAAAAGAAAACCGCAGCTGGCAATCCACCCACAGCCTCGTTTGCTGAGACATCAGCTACAGCGGCCGATGCTGTAGACAAGATTACAGATCAACTGGAGCGTGAAGCGGCTCCGATCACAGATAAGATGATTGACCAGGTGCGCGGGCTGATGGATGAGGTGGAAAGCTTGGAAGAGTTGGCTGATCGCATTCCTGAATTGTTGGGTGATATGGACACAACACAGATGACTGAGCTCATGGCAAAAGCTTTTGCCACTGCAAACCTCACGGGGCAGGTAGAAGTGGTGGATGAGAGCAATGCTTAAATCGCCACAGCCGCATTTTGATAGGGTGAAACGAGCATTCACTAGACTAGCAGCACGAAAGTGCGCACCGACGCGTGGACACGGTGTTGACGAAAGAGCGTGTCATGCCTGTTAAGTACGGTTCGCTGCCCTTCGACGCGCAGATAGCATTCTTTCGCAAAAAACTGGCTTTGCCAACACGCGGATGGACAGATATTTGGCAAAGCAATCATGATCATGCATTTGTGGTGGCAGGTGCAACCAAGATGGCATTGGTTGAAGATATGCAAGCGGCGGTACAAAAAGCGATCGAGAAGGGAACCACGATTGCAGAGTTCCGCAAAGATTTTGATAAGGCTGTCAGCGATCACGGCTGGAGTTATAACGGCTCGCGCGGCTGGCGCACGCGGTTGATCTACCAAACCAACCTACGCACATCGTATGCAGCAGGTCGGCACGAGCAGCTGCAAAAGTTGGAGTACTGGCAATATCATCATTCCATTGGCGCAAACAATCCGCGTGAACAACACTTGGCTTGGGATGGTTTGGTGCTGCCAAAAGATGATCCATTCTGGAATACGCACTATCCGCCGAATGGCTGGGGTTGTCGTTGTTATGTCACAGGCATGAGCAAAACCCGGATGCAACAGAAAGGTTTGAGTGCAGGGAAATCACCCACTATCCAAACTCAAAAAGTAAACGTCGGCGTATCAGGGCCCAATCCGCGCACCGTGGAAGTACCCGAAGGCATCAGCCCAGGCTTTGCTTATGCACCAGGGCAAAGTGCTTGGATGCATGCGTATGATCTCAAACAAGGGAAGCAGTCACCTTTCCCCTTTGAACAGAAAGATAATGGCTTATTTAAAAAGATCCCCGAACGCGGAGCTGTCGATTTAATGCTTAATCCTCGAGCCTTTCCAGAAAGTGAAATACTACCATCGATGCAGGCAGGTCAGGATGCCGCCTATGCAAAATTATTTTTGAAGAAGTTTAATGCTGATATTGGTAAGCCTGTCACATTTATTGATGCCAGTGGTGATGCGATGGTCATATCAGATGCCATGTTTAAGAATGATGAAGATGCATGGAAAATGGGCAAAGGCACACGCAGCGCTCAGCTGAATATGCTCGCGGATTCTATCAAAAATCCTGACGAAATCTGGGGTTGGGTTGAATGGCACAGGCGTGATAAAAAGGCAATCAGTAGCCGTGCTTATGTTAGCAGGTATATGGTTGGCACTGTGCAATGGCTTGCGATAACGGTCATGCAACGCAGTGAGGGGAAATGGCAAGGCACAACGGTACATACATCAAGCAGCTCGGATGATTTTAATCAAAAAGTTGAAAAGAACAGGCGTGGGGTTCGCTTGTATCGAAGACCATAAAAAAAAGGCTGCGTTCCAGCGCAGCCTTTTGCTCTGTACGTCATTGCTGGGAGCTGGAACCCTCTAGCGTACATAAGATACCCCAAGTTTAGGAGATAATCATGGCAAGCACAACCTATCTGGAAAGAATCATTATGCATGCTGTTGCAAAAGAATTGCAATGCCAAAAAGAAATAGATGATGCAGCCTTTAAAATTGACCTATTGGCGCAATGCAAGGGTCACTTCTGTAAGTGCTGTTGCAACTTGCGGCGCAGTCGTACCCATAACCACAGAAGCCGTATCAAGTTTACTGCAAAAAGCCGATATTTCCGTGGTTGAGAGTATGTCTTTTTGCCGTAATAGATTAAATAGCTCTGTGAGCATAACAAGATGAGCCGATCGCGTGGCATTGGCTTGCTCTTCCGCCACGGCTCTCGCCAACTGTTGAATCTGTTCTAGCATTGCTTGATTGACCATATTTTAGATCTCCATGATATGAGGGATAAGGTACACACCAAACAAATAATATAATATAAAAAGGAGGTAATATGGCAGGTGCAAGTGAGTTCATATCCATTGATGTAGATGATAAGCAAATGCAGCAAGTGTTTGGTCGGTTACAGCAGGCTGGTCAGAACATGGATCCCGTGTTTGCCGATATTGGCGAGTATCTATTAGAATCAACCAAACAACGATTTGTTGATCAGGTTGATCCCGATGGCCTGCCTTGGCAGCCGCTCTCTGACAATAGCCACAAAGAAAAGAATGCCGATAAGATCTTGCTGGAGCATGGCGGGCTATTGGATTCATTACACTACACCAGTGATGCCCAGCAAGTCGAGTTCGGTACGAATCTTATTTATGGCGCAACACATCAGTTTGGTGATGATGCTCGCAATATTCCAGCCCGCGCATTTTTAGGAATATCCGTAGAGGATGAGCTTATCATCCTTGATTTAGCAGAGGCATTTCTTCTGGAACACCTTGCGCCTGTGTAACGCTGTTTCAATAGTTGTAATGCATGTTGACAGCATTGCTAACCTTGTTCTACGGTAGACTCATCAAATACATACATCTCGCCTGAATCACTTCAGGCGGACTAGCTCACGTAAAGCCGCACAATTCGCTGCATGACGACAGCAAAAACACCCCCACATATTCATGCATTCTCGGCTGGCGAGCATATCACCGCCGCTGGCGACAAAGTCCGCATTACTGCGAATGATCTAAAAGCATCCGCAGCAGCCTACAATCCTGAACTTCATGAAGCTCCGATTGTGATTGGGCATCCCACTGGTGAATCCCCTGCCTACGGCTGGATTGAATCTTTCGCTGTGCAAGGCAATGATTTCATCGCACAGCCTACGCAAGTCAACCCAGATTTTGCCGAACTGAATAATTCAGGCGCATTCAAAAAGCGCTCGATGTCTTTTTACCATCCCGAAAACAAAGCCAACCCAGCCCCCGGCGTTTGGTATCCGCGCCATCTTGGATTTTTAGGTGCGCAACCCCCGGCGGTTAAGGGTCTGCGCGATTTCAATTTCCAAGAAGATGATGGCGATAGCATCACCATTGAATTTGGCGAATGGGAAGATCGGGTAGAAGCAGGCGTATTCCGCAGCTTGCGCGAATGGATTCTTGCCAAGTTTGGCAAAGAAGATGCCGATGCCGCCATCCCAAGTTGGGATGTTGATCTTCTTCAAGAAGCTGCTGTAAAACAAAAAGAAGAGCCCACAACTTCATTTTCAGAAAATAATCCAACGGAGGACACTATGACCCGAGAAGAAAAAGCGGCGGCGCAAGCCGAGCTTGATACACAAAAAGCATTGCTGGATACGCAAGCAGCCGAATTTGCCGAGCGTGAAACAGCATTGGCAAAGCGTGAGCAAGCAGCGCATCGCACAACCTGCGTAGAATTCACTGAAAGCCTAGTGGCAGATGGCAAAGTATTGCCCGCTCAAAAAGATAATCTTATCGAATTTATGGCAGGTCTGGAACATGTTGAGACTGTCGAATTCGGTGAAGGTGATGGCACAGTCGCTAAAACACAGCTGAAATTTATGCAGGATTACCTAGCAGCGCAACCGAAGGTTGTTGCTTTTGGCGAGCATGATCAAAGCGATGGCAAATCCATTGATTTGGATGATGCGCCCGCATTGGCAAAAGCCGCTGTGGAATTCCAAGAATCCGAGGCTGCTGCAGGCCGAGCCATCTCAGTCACTCAGGCTGTTGCTCATGTTAAAAAATCGCAAGGGGAAAACTAATGCACAATCCAGGATTGATTAAAAACTTACTCGCGGCTGCCGTCATCGCGCCATACCGCATCGTTAAATTTGGTGTAGATGATAACCATGTTGTTCAAAGCGCAGCAGCTACCGATGCATTGATTGGTGTTACTGGCCAGCTCGGGGCACTTGCAGCAGAGAGTCGAGTTGATATCACGCTTAGTGGCGTGGTCTATGTTGAATACGGCGGTGTCGTAACACGCGGCGATCCGCTCACCTCCGATGCCAAGGGCATGGCTGTTGTGGCAATACCAGCTGCCGGCGTGAACAACCGCATCATCGGCTTTGCAATGGTTTCTGGTGTGCTCGGAGATGTCGGCAGTGTCGATATCAGCAAAAACAAAATTCAGGGATAAGGGAAAAACAAATGAAAAAATCTAATAGTATTATAACATTCGCACTGCTGGCCGTTGTGGTAGTAGCGATCGGCGGGGTAGACCCAGCCAGCGCATCTGGCTCGATAGATTTTGGTGGGCTTGGTGGTGTTAGTCTAGCTGCATTGGCATTTGGCGGGATCACCAATTCACCAATGCCAATCATCCCGGAACTTACCGCTATTGCGATAGGTTACAAAAACAAGAAGATGATTGCTGATGATGTGTTACCGATTGTGCCAGTTGGTAAACAGGATTTCACATACTTCGAATACGCACTGGAAGATGGTTTTACAGTGCCTGATACAAAAGTTGGCCGCACCTCAAAACCCAACGAAGTAGAATTTTCAGGCACATCGAAAACAGAATCAACAGAAGATCACGGCTTGGATTATCCGATTCCACAGCGTGATATTGACAATGCTCTGCCGAATCACAATCCGCTTGGACGCGGCGTGGAAAAAGTCATGAACTTGATCGAACTTGATCGTGAGATTCGTGTATCAAGCATGGTGTTTGATCCAGCTAATTTTGCCGCCAATAATAAGCAGGCTCTAGCTGGGACTTCGAAGTACACCGATCCAACATCTACACCGATCACGGATATTCGTACTGCTCTCGATGCTATGTTGCTGCGGGCCAACAAAATGACAATTGGTCGCTTGGCCTTCTCAGCGCTTCAAACGCATCCGGATATCGTTAAAGCTACACATCGCAATTCTGGCGATTCTGGTGTAGCTGCGCGCCAAGCCATTGCTGAACTCTTCGAACTCGAAGATATTTATGTAGGTGAAGCGCGTGTGAACACTGCTCGCAAAGGCCAAGTGCTAGCTTTGCAACGTGCATGGGGTCCGCATATCTGCTTGCACTATACCGATAATATGGCTGATACGAATGGTGGCCAGGCATCGTTTGGTATAACTGCCTCTTTCGGCGGCCGCCGTGCCGGCTCTCTCCCTGATTCGAATATTGGTCTCGATGGTGGTCAGCGTGTTCGTGCCGGTGAGTCCGTCAAAGAACTACTGATTGCTCCTGATCTGGGTTATTTGATCTCCAATGTAGTTTAAGAATTAGAGCACAATAAAAACAAGAACGTTAAAAGGGAGGGAGAAGAACTCTTCCTCCCTTTTCTAACCCTAGGAGGATAACAATGTCAAACTGCCTAATGCCAAACTATCTTGTTAAACAAGCTGTAAAACATGATGGAAAAAGCTATGTCGATGGCGATACAATTAAGTTGCCAGAAGCTGAAGCACAAGAACTGATTGATGCTGGAATACTTGGTCAGGCGACCAAGCCATCAAAATCAGAAAAGCCTTCTGATGCAGTGCTGCTTCAACAAATTATTGATGCAGTGGCATCGCTGGATAAAGATGACGCTGATTTGTGGACAAACAGCGGCAAAGCTCAAGTGGCAGCAATTGAAGCCGTGCTTGGGTTTGATATATCTGCAAAAGATCGTGATGCAGCTTTAGCATCAATTGAAAAAACTGGGGCTGCTGAGTAAGTCATGTCCTATGCTACGCGACAAGGAATGATTGACCGGTTTGGTAAAGCTGAGCTTATACAGCTTACGGATCGTGCTACGCCAACTACGGACATGATTGATGATACCGTGCTTAATGCGGCTTTGAATGATGCTGACGCTGAAATCAATAGCTACATTCAGGCACGGTATCCCTTGCCGCTGGCATCCATACCTTTGCAGATTTCCCGCATTGCACGTGATATTGCGCGTTATTATTTGTATGATGACAGTGTCACGGAAACGGTTGAAAAACGCTACAAAGAAGCCCTTAAAACACTCGAACAAATAGCCAAAGGTATTGTCCACCTGGGTCTTGATCCAGTGGGTGATACAACGCCATCAAGTGCATCACCAGAAACATCAGCTAATGCACCTGTATTTTCGCAAGAACGTCTCGCGGGTTATCGCTAATGCCAACTTTTGAAGCATACGAAAATGCTATGGCAGCCGCTTTAAAGACAGTTGCAGGCATTGATTCTGTGGATGAATACGCAGCTGCTTTGGATGCAGCAGCTCTTAAGAAAGTAGCACCAAGAAATGCTGGCCTTGTGATTGTTCCGCTGGGTGGTCAGCCAGACCGAGCGCAGCCAAGCACAGGTCAGCTAGCCTTTTCTTGTCGCACAGGTGCATTCATTGTATCTCGCAATGCACGTGGGGCTACAAACCGAAGCATAGCTGCCAGAACTTTGGCACGTAATGTTATGCTGTTTATTCACCAAAATCATTGGGGTCTCGCGGATACCCATGCCGCAGTCATCGAGAAACTTGAAAATCGTTCATCGGGGGCTGCTGATAAAGCTGGTTATGCGGTTTGGCTGGTCGTATGGAAACAAACTATTTACCTCGATCTTGAGCCTGTTGATACATCGGTTGTGCCAACCGCTGTATTTGCATCGCGAGCGCCTGATATTGGCGTAGGCCACGTTGCAGATTACCAGCATGTGGATACTTCAATATGAGTGCCTCTTTCACTATCGCTGAACTTGAACGCCGCCTACTCAATATGATCCGCTTCGGTATGATTACATCGGTTGATTTGAACTCGGCAACATGCCGTGTAAAACTTGATGATACGCACACCACAGGTGATTTGCCTTGGTCTGTCCAGCGAGCAGGTAATGTGCGCACCTGGTCACCGTTGAGTGTGGGTGAACAAGTCATGATTATTTCACCCGCAGGCGATTTAACACAAGGCGTTGTGGTGCCTTCGCTGTATCAAAATGCACATCCTGCTCCATCAAACAAGGCAAATGAGCATATCACGGATTATGGTGATGGAACGGTTATCACATACGATACCACTGCCCATAAATTGCGCATTGATTGCGCATCCACGGTTGAAGTGATTGCGCCCAAGGTAGATTTGGGCGGTGTGGGCGGGGCAAAAGTTGCGCGAGTGGGTGATTTGGTTGCGGTTGGAGCTGGTTCATCAGCTGGCAACTGGCCCATTTTTTCTGGCTCCGACATCGTGAGCGCAACCTGATGCAAGGCATGGACAAAAATACAGGTAAAACCATTTCAGGGCGTGCTCACTTGAAGCAGCGCTTGGATGATATTCTGACCACTCCGCTGGGTTCACGCGTCATGCGCCGCGATTACGGCTCTCGTTTACCACGTCTTGTGGATCGCCCTATCAATGCATCGCTCAAACTTGATTTGGTGCATGCGACTGCTGAAGCGATTGCGCGTTGGGAAAATGAATTGATTCTGAAGCGGGTACGATTATCACAAACCGAACCTGAACATCTTATGCTTGACCTCGAAGGCGTTGAAACCATCAGCGGTGAGCCCATTCGTATTGAGGGCATTTCGTTATGAGTAAACTAACAGACTTAAAAGCGCCCGATGTCATTGAAGCCCTGGACTATGAATCTATATTGGTAAAAATTAAAGCTGACTATTTGGCGGCAAACCCTGCTTATACAGCGGATGTTGAATCTGATCCTGTGGTTAAAATGATGGAGACATGTGCTTATCGTGAGCTGGGTGTTCGTCAGCGTGTGAATGATGCTGCCAGGGCTTTATTGCTTGCTGAAGCAGTCGGCACCGATTTGGATCATATTGCATTCACTTATTATCAGGGCTTAACTCGATTACTCGTTGATCCAGGCGATGCCGCAGCCATACCGCCTATTCCACCTATTTATGAATCAGATGATCGTCTGCGTGAGCGCTGCGCATTATCTTTGTATGCATACAGCACAGCTGGACCACGTGGAGCCTATAAATTTTATGCCATGACAGCATCGGCAGATGTCAAAGATGTGGATGTTGCAAAACACACCCCAGCACCAGGCGATGTGACTTTAACACTGTTATCAACCGTGGGCGATGGTGTAGCTGATCAGGCATTGATTGATTTGGTTCAGCTCGCTTTGGATGCGGAAGATAAACGCCCGCTAAACGACACGCCGTTCACACAAACTGCGACGATTAAACCTTGGACGCTCGATGCATCATTGATTTGTTATCCCAATGCCAATACCACATTGGTATTGCAGCTTGCCAATGCCGCTGCAACGAAGTTTGTGGCAGATCACCATGCGCTTGATCATGACATCAATATCTCTGCGCTTGATGCCGCATTGCATGTGCCCGGTGTGCAACGTGTGCAAATAACATCCCCCGCTGCGGATCTGATAATAAGCAATATTGAAGCTCCGTTTAACACAGCCATTGCGATCGCAATCACAGGAACAGCAACATAATGGCGAGTAAATCTTTACTCCCTCCGAATGCTACGGCTCTTGAGCATGCTGCGGATGCTGCAATGGCGCGCATTGCCGATGTGAATGTGCCAATCCGTGATCTATGGAATCCTGATCTATGCCCTGAAGCAGTACTGCCGTGGCTCGCATGGGCGTTATCGGTTGAGCCTTGGGATGCGGACTGGGCAGCATGGCAACAGCGTAAAGTGATCAAGGCATCGATTCCAGTTCATCGCATAAAAGGTACGGTGGCAGCGGTAAAACAAGTGCTTGCTGCTGCGGGCTTTCCTGATGCTGTTGTACTCGAAGGTTTGCACCGCGCAACATACAATGGTCAGGCATCATACAATGGCAGCTATGTGCATGGTGACCCTATTGCTTGGGCAACGTATCGCATTGTTTTGCCGCGTCCGATGACCAACCCGCAAGCCTCATTTGTTCGTGCCCTGCTTACTGAAGCAGACCGAGCAGTGTCTAAATTAATGGGCTTGGAATACACCCAAGTCCCCAATACTTATAACGGCGCGTCACTTTATGACGGTGCTTATAATCATGGAGTTGCATAAATGCCAAATCTTCCTGAAACCGCAAACCAGTTTGATGCTGGTGTTTACCAACTTGAAACCAACGACCCGGTTGTCGGTGGTGCTGCTGGCACATCAAACAAACAGGCTATTGCTCTAGCCAATCGCACCGCGTTCTTAAAAGCGGCAATTGATGCTGTGATTGCGGGGGAAGGTGGCCTTCCAGATAATACTGATCCGACATTATTGTATGCAGCCATTCAATCTGCAATTCAATCTGCAATTGGTGCTGGGACAATCACTACAGCTATCAATGCGCATATTGCTGCCAATGATCCGCATGCGCAATACACCACCAATGCCGAAGTATTGAAATTGATTGCAGCCAATGTACCAATCCCACCCACTGCACCTGTGCAATCAGTGGCGGGCAAAAAAGGCGCGGTAGTCATAACAAAAGCGGATGTTGGTTTAGCTAACGTGTCGAATACGTCTGACATGTCGAAGCCTATCAGCACCGCTCAAAATGCTAAGTTTAATGCGGAATATTTACGTACACAAATGCCCCAGGGCTTGCGTCGAAAATCAACCTACCTAGGCACCGATTATAATTTTTCATTGTGGAGAGATGGGCTTGAGGATGGGCATTATGATGTTTATCTATCAGTAGCGCAAAATGGTCTGCCTCGCGGATATTGGTATATTGATGTGCAGCGGCATTATAACGACATACCTAGCAATAATTGGCGCACGATTCGGGCGATTGGATTTGGGGCTGGAAACAAAGCCAATGAGATTTATCAGTCAACGTGTGCTCTCGGAACATGGACACCGTTTGAAAAGATTGCCAAGCATAGCGCGGGAGAAATCTTTGCTTTTGCCGGCGCGGCAATACCTTCGGGCAGTATTATTTGCAATGGCGCGGCAATCTCGCGGAGCACGTATGCAGCATTGTTTGCTGTGATTGGCACAACGTTCGGAGCTGGCAATAACACAACAACATTTAATCTCCCTGATTTGCGCGGTGAATTTATTCGCGGCCTAGATGCCGGGCGTGGTATTGATGTAGGACGTGTTTTGGGTAGCTGGCAGCCAGATGTGATTAAGTCACATACCCACACGGTGAACGGATTCGCGCTAACCATGCCAGGCAACCAAATTCCTTGGTATAACTGGGGTAATCGTGCAATGGCTAATAATTCACCGACAACAACAGCGACCGGCGGCACAGAAACACGCCCGCGCAATGTCGCTATGAATTACTGCATTAAGTATTAGGAGAGAGATATGCCAACCACAAACCCCAAGATGAATGCCACCAGCGTCACTCCCAAACCTGTGATGCTGTATCATTTTTCACCCACCACAGGCGAGCTGATCCACAACGCATTAAGCGACACTGATCCGCTGGAAGGTCTGGCTTTGATACCGGCTTTTGCCACCGCCATCAAACCGCCCAAAATCATCAAAGGAAAAATTGCAGTCTTTGATATGGTGAAACAAGCATGGGTGAATCAATCCGATTATCGCGGCACAGTGTACGATACCCAAACCCAGGCTGAAGAGCTATGGCTAAAACTCGGCGCATTGCCAGCTGGCAAAACCAACCTTGCCCCTGCCGATGCACTGCATAGCTGGGATGCTACAACAGCCGCATGGATATTGGATATAGCCAAAGTGCAAGCCGATAAACTTGCACGGTTAGCGATAGATTACAGCACTGCTAGCGATGCAGGGGTGAGTTATAGCGGCACGATATTTCAATCAGATAGTAAATCTATAGCTACATTGAGCCAGGTGCTTACAGCTATCAGCAACGGCTGGGTATTGCCCACAAACTTTGCCTGGCTGGATACAGCTAACCAACCACAGCCAGCCAATGCGGCATATTTGCAGGGTTTATCGGTGGCATTTGCGAATCATAAATCTGCATTATTTGCGCGGTTACAGATAGCCAAAGCAGCGGTTGCAGCAGCTACTACGCAAGCTGCAATCAATAAGGTGGTGCTGTGATGCGTAGCTTCGCTTTAATGCTGATCGCTGCTGCGCTTATAGCCTTGCTCTTTTTGCCCTTGCTGATCGGTCAAACGGTGCGTTTTTTCATCATGCGTGAGCCGCTGACTAAACTTTGGTGGGCGATTGCGATTGGTTTGGATCAGCTGGGTGGTTCGATATTATACGGTGAACCCGATTGGACAATCTCTAGCCGTACATACTTGCTGCGAAGCAAGGGCAACAGATATGCGGCATGGTTTGAGCGGTTTATCAATGTTTTTTTCGGCGGCAATCATTGCCAAGAAAGCTATGAAAAAGAATTCGGCAACGAATTAAGTTTAAAGGAGAAATAATATGGGTTCAGAACGATATTTACACGGGATTGATTCACAAGATGTGAATAATGGCACGCGTCCGATTCGCAATGTTAATATGGGCGTGATTGGCTTGGTATGCACAGCACCGAATACGGTCGCAGCGGCCATTGCTAAATTGGACGTGGGCGTGGTCGCTGACAACAATGCAATCACTGTCACAGCCAATGCTAGCGGTGTGCCTGGCAATAACTTAGCAGTCCTCTTTAAAGACCCTCGTACCAATAGTTCAGCTTTGGCGGTATCGATATCGAGCTCGGTGATTACGGTGAGTTTGGCAACTGATGCAGCGGGCATTATCACAAGTACAGCAACCCAAGTGATTGCTGCAATCGCAGCATCAGCGCAAGCATCACTGATGATTACAGCATCAAATACCTCTACATCTACGGGTGTGGGCGTGATGACTGCAACATCCAAAGCAGGCTATTTGGCGGGTGGTGTGGATGAAGCTTTCCCACTGAACAAACCAGTGCGTATTTCATCACGCAAACAAGCAGCTGGGCTGGACACAACAGGTGCGGGTGCAGGTACAGCCCCTGCGGCAGTCGATGATATCTTTGATCAAGGCTCTGCCGCGATTGTGATTGTGCGTGTGGCTGAAGGTGTTGATGTAGCAGCAACCAAGGCGAATATTATTGGTGGCGTGGATGTGAATGGTAAACGCACCGGTATTCAAGTACTGCTTGATGCCCAAGCGGTAACAGGTGCCAAACCCAAGGTTCTTTGTGCGCCAGGATTCACGCATGATTTAGCAGTCGCCACGGAACTCGATGCAGTTGCTCAACGCTTACTTGCTGTTGTGCCGATTGATGGCACCAATACCAATAATAACGATGTGATTGCATACCGTGGAAAATTTGGTTCTAAGCGCATCTTTATTGTGGACCCTTGGTGCAAACGTTTCGACACGATTTCAAAATCAGATGTCATTTCCCCATCCTCGGCTCGTGTTGCTGCCATGATCGCTGCACGTGGTTATTGGGAATCGCCATCCAACCGCATCATCAACGGTATTATTGGCACAGCTCGCCCTATTGATTACATCATGTCGGACTACAATTGCACTGCCAACTTTCTCAACGAAAATGAAGTGGCGACGATTATTCTTGATGATGGTTATCGTTTGTGGGGCTCACGCACTTGCTCCGATGACCCACGTTTTGCATTCATCACCACGGTGCGCACCGATGATGCGATTGCTGAAGCCATTGCGATGGCGCACAAATGGGCTGTGGATCAGGGCATCACCAAAAACTTCATTGAAACAGTGCTTGATAGCATCAATGCTTATCTTGATCACGAAGTTGCATTGGGGCACTTGATTGGTGGTAAAGCTTGGATTGACCCCGATATCAACACACCTGAAAGCTTGGCAAATGGTCATATCTATTTTGACTATGACTTTACCGATGTGAAGACTGCTGAACACATCACGATGCGCAAGCATTTAACCAATGAATATCTGAAGAATCTATTTAAATAACATAAAAAACTAATCCAAGGAGATGTTTTATGATCCCAAATGTTTTAAAGAATTTTAACCTGTTTGTGAACGGTAAAGGCAAGGCAGGTGTCGTCGATGAAGTGACCCTGCCAAAATTAACACTCAAAACCGATGAGCATCAAGCCGGTGGCATGGATGCCCCGATTGATATCCCGTTGGGGATGGAAAAGATAACCTCTGATTTCACCCTCAGCTCATACGATGTAGATACACTTGCTTTATTCGGTATCGTCGATGGCGCATCCACACCCCTAACATTAAAAGGGGCGCTCTTAGGTGATGCTGGAAAAGTCATACCTGTGGAAATAAAGATGCGCGGACTACTTACTGAGATGGACCCAGGCACTGCCAAGATGGGCGATAAAACCCAGATTAAATTTGCGGTCAGTTTGCGTTACTACAAGCTGGATGTGAATGGCAAGGTCATTTATGAAATTGATATCGAAAATATGAAACGCATTATCAATGGCGTGGATCAGTTAGCAGCCGAACGTTCGGCATTGGGGCTTTAATCATGAATAAATATAAAGTGATCAAACCATTTGAAGCACACAAAAAAGATGACACGGTTGAGCTCAATGCTCGCCAAGCCATGCATCTTGAACTTGCTGGATTTATCAAGCTTGTCAAAAAGACTAAAGCGAAAGGTGGTGGTGCGGCATGAGCAAAGAAATAAAACTAGAATACCCCATCATCGTAAATGGTGAAAAAATCACGCGCTTAAAGCTGCGTAGAGTCACGGTGCGTGATATTGAAATTATGAATATGGAGAAGTCTGAAATGGCTAAGTCTATCCGTATTCTTGCCATGATTTCAGACAACGATGAAGATGATATTCGTAATTTGGATGTGTCTGATTTCAATAAAGCCAGTGAGGTGGTTGTTGATTTTTTAGAGTGACAGTGAGTACGCTACAGCAACTGATAGCCATGCTCGCTGTAGCGTATCACTGGCAACCCTCTGAAATAAAAAAGCTAGGATTTAAGGAGGCGATGGATTATTTCAATATAGCAATAGATATGAAATTGCTGAAAAGAAGTAGCTAAATATCCCGATGTTGCAATTCAATGCTTATGCCATAAATCCACATGCCTAAAGCAAAAGCCACAGGCCCAACGGCAATCAGTGAAATGCAGACTGCCGTCATCGGGTCAATAGGCCACAGTGTATATGCGGAAAGAGCTATCACAGGGATAGCAAATGACCAAGCAGGTCTATAAAAGCGAAAGAGTTTATGCAGTCTCATGGAGGATATTTTAAATGAACCCACTTGATTTGTCCATTATCATTGCTGCTGTTGATAAATTTACAGCGCCTGTTAAAAAGATTAACGGTGTTAGTGAAAAAATGACCAAATCCATGATTGCAGGTCAAAAATCAATCAGCTCACTATCCAAACAGAAGGTGACAATTGCCAATTTCAAGCGGCTTGGTAAAACGCTGAGTAAAACTGCCAGTGATATACAAAAAGCAGCACTTAAAACAGCCGCTATTGGTCGTGAGATTGCAGCAACTGAAAAACCAACCAAAGCGATGGTGCGAGATTTTGAGCGTGCAAAAATTAAAAGCCAACATCTCAAAGATGCTCATCGTAAACAAAAGAATGAACTTAATACATTACGCAAAGAATTACGTGACGCGGGTGTTGATACACGCAAGCTTAGTGATGAAGAAACGCGATTAAGTAAAAAAATGACCGAAGCGACCCATAAGATGCAAGTCATGTGTGCAGCTCAGGCGAAAATGAGCCACGCACAAGCTCGCTATGACAAGTCTATACAGAAGGCAGCGAATGTATCCTTGATTGCTGGCGGCATCTCTAATGTTGGTCGTAAGCTCACATCTGCATTGACTGCGCCCATTGCCTCAGCGGTTTCATTTGAATCAACAATGGCAGATGTGAAAAAAGTTATTAACTTTGAATCTCCAAAGCAATTCAAGCAAATGCGAAAAGATATATTAGCGATGTCATCGGTTATTCCTTTATCAGCCCAAGGCATTGGAGATATTGTTGCAGCCGCTGGTCAGGCTAATATTCCGCGTGAGCAACTGCTTGGCTTTGCTGAGGCTGCTGCGAAAATGGGTGTGGCTTTTGATTTGAGTGGTGCACAAGCTGGAAGTATTATGGCTGGCTGGCGTTCAAGCATGAATCTCACGCAGCAGCAAACCAATGACCTTGCCGATGCTGTCAATTACCTATCCAACAACATGAATGCCCAAGCAGGCGATTTGGCTGATGTCATTTCACGGCAAGGCGCAGTCGCCAAAGCTGCAGGCTTGACAAAGGAAGAGACAGCCAGCCTTGGCGCGGTGTTGCTATCTTCAGGTGCGCCTTCCGAAATTGCAGCAACAGGCATGAAAAACCTCATGCTTACACTTGCAGCGGGAACATCTGCAACAAAGGCTCAAAGCGATGCTTTGGGCAGCTTGGGTCTGGATGCGGTCGATATGGCACAACGTATGCAGGTCGATGCCAAGGGCGCGATCATGGAAGTGTTCACTGCTATGTCACAATTGGATAAGGCCGAGCAGCCAGCTATTCTAAAGAAATTATTTGGACTGGAAACAGTCGGAGCAATTGCTCCTATTCTCTCGAACCTGAAGGCAGTGCAACGCGCTTTTGACCTGACAAGTGATAAGGCAAACTTTGCAGGATCTGCGCAGCAGGAATTTGAAGTGCGCAGCAAGACAACTGAAAATGCCATAATCTTATTTAATAATAGGTTAGAAAAAATGCGCATTAATTTTGGCGATAAGTTACTGCCTGTTTTGAACAGGCTGTTAGATGTATTTGCCCCGATTCTTGATAGTATTGCAGCACTGGCAGATCGATTTCCAAAAATAACAACGGCGATTCTGATTGCTGTGGGTGTCATAGGGGGTATCGCTTTAGTGGTTGCTCCCGTGATAACCGCCTTTGCGGCTTTATCGGTGGCACTAGCATGGTCTGCTAAAATGGCACAGAAAAACGCCTTAGCACAGACATTGTCTGGCACATCAGGCGGGGGCTTTTTTGGTGGCAAAGGGATAGGGAACAAATTGAAAGGTGCGGGTCGCTTCTTGAAGGGTAAAGGCGGATTGATTGGGGCTGGCTTAGGTGTGTTAAGTATTGGTTCCACACTGATGAGCGACAGTAAAAATAAAGGTACTGAAATAACCAAAGATGTTGGCGGTATTGCAGGGGCTCTTGCTGGTGGTGCTATGGGAGCTGCATTGGGCAGTGTTGTTCCTGTCATAGGGACAGGGATTGGCGGTATTTTAGGCTCAATTATTGGTGGCCTTGGTGGTGATATGGCTGGCGGCGCATTGGCGGGCCTGTTTTCATCCGATGCAGCAGTTGTGGATAACCCACTCGCAGCAACATTGGCGGGTACGCAGGCTGTGGCATCCAATCATATAAATAAAACAGAAGTGCGTAATCACTATCAAATTACCATCCATGCACAACCTGGTCAGGATGGTGCGAAAAATGCCGAAGATATGATGCGTGAAATCGAGCGTATTGAAGCATCAAAGAGTCGTTCAGCGATGCATGACAGGAGTTCTGATCTATGATGCCCTTATTGCAGATTGGTAACTTTGCGACTGGCGGTTTTCAATTCTCGATGGATACAGCTGCTTATGAAGAATTTGTTCGAAGAACAGAGTATAGATGGGCTTCTGTACCGCGCTTTGGCAAAGCTCCTGCTCAACAATTTGTCGGGCTTGGTGAAGATATAATCGAACTAAAAGGCACGGTGTATCCGCATTGGCGCGGTGGGCTATACCAAATCGATGATATGCGGGTTTTGGCTGCAAAAGGAAAGCCCCAAAAGATGGTGGCAATGCCACTTATCAATACCGGCGTGGACATAGGTTATTGGGTCATCAAAAGTGTTGAGGAAATTCAATCCAGTATTCGCAATGGTGGCATACCTGGCCGCCAACGCTTTACCATGAAATTATCTGCATATGGCGGTAAGCTATAATGGCAACTTACCGAACAAAAGACGGTGATATGCTCGATGATATTTGCTTTAAATATTATGGCACATCGACTGGCACCGTTGAGATGGTATTAAATGCCAATCAGGGCTTGGCTGATAAGGGGCTGGTGTTTGTTTCAGGTATTGAAATCGTATTACCTGATCTGAAACCAGAACCTCGATCTGCAGCCGTTCGGCTTTGGGATTAGCTGTGCAGCCTCAGTTCCAAATAACAGCCGATGGCAAGGATGTCACCGCTGCCATTCAAAGCCGTTTCATTTCCCTGACCTGGCATGATGAAGGTGGTGCGCGTTCCGATACATTATCCATACAAATTGATGATCGACCTGAACGCGATGGAGTATACATTGAGATACCCCGCAAAGGTGTGGTGCTTGAACTATCGCTGGGTTATGACGGAACACTCACATCCGTTGGTAAATTTATTGTCGACGAAACAAACCCGTCAGGCTTCCCCGAAAAGCTCGAAATAAAAGCCCATGCTGCAGACATGCAGAAGGCATTCGTGAAAGAGAAGAAATCACGTGGCTTTGAGCAAATAACCATTGCAAATCTTGTAGCAACCATCGCCGCAGAACATGGTTTAACAGCCAAGGTTGCTACGAGCCTAGCTTCTGAAGTAATCAGTCGAATAGATCAGGCGGGAGAAAGTGATTCGCATCTTCTAACACGCATTGCAAAAGAGCGCGGAGCCGTGCAAAAAGTAGCCTATGGGCACTTGCTGTTTGTTCCCAAGGGTGAAGCCAAATCAGTCAGTGGAAAGGTGTTGCCGATTGTACGATTGCATCGTACTGATTTAAGCAGTTGGAACGCGACACTTGCCGATCGCGAAAGGTACAATCAAGTCACTGCCCGCTGGTATGATAAAGCTTTGGCAAAAGAGCACCAGATACATGCTGGAAGCGGTAAACCTATCTTTAGTATTCGTCGAGTATATGCAGATGCGGCGGGTGCGCAAAAGGCGGCTGATGCGCGTTTGAAAGCCTTGCAAGCAGGCACTGGATTTATCGATATTGAAACAGATGGAGATGTGACTCTAGTCTCTGAAGCTGAGGTCGTGCTGTCAGGTATGCGCCCTGGATTAAATGGTTCATGGGTGTGTGATTCTGTTGATCACACGCTCGCGAAAAACAGCGGCTGGAAAGCGGCTGGAAAATTGGAAAAGAAATCGAAAAAGTAGAAGGAAGCAAATCATCTGAACTGAGGTGATAGATGGTTCACTATGTGAAACGTAGTTACAAATACAGTAATTGACTTAATTTGTGTTTATCGCACCTTTACGGCATAAATTATCGCGCGCGGCATCAGGTAATGATTAGCGACTCCCCCAACTGTTCCATCGCATAATTCTGTTCTTTCAAAGAGCTTTCACGCACATCAATTTCATACAGCATCGTATTAAATGATGAACCAAGATC